TGTTCCCACAATTAACGGAGCAAAAGCTGCGCTATTCTGGAATTCTGCTTTAAGCTCATCAATGGACATCGCTGACGGCTTACCATCTTTATCGAGAACAACAGTAACAGGACTGCCGTCTCTAAATTCTGTTCTTAATCGCCTTTCTAGGTGTGGCAATAAAACATCTGCCGAACCTTGTACTGCGATTTCTGCCGCTATCTTACTTGCCGTTTGACCACTTGTTAGTTTGACAAGCGTTCCTGACAATTCGTCTAGCTCTTTCTTTAGCTCTACTTCCCTAGCGTTAAACTTCTCTTGCCAAGATTTATCTAGAGCCTCTGTATCATTGCCTTTCTTTGCTGCTTCAAGTCTTGCTGCGTCTGCTTCTTCCGCTGCTTCCCGCGCTTTCTGAGATGCTGCTTTCTTTTCTCGCAACAATTCATCAACTTTATTCTTGAGGCCACTTAAATCTTCTTTCTCTGGCTCAGGAATGCCTGTAACTTTAAGCTGATACCCAGTATCTGTTTGCTCATAAAGCCCTTGTAAGGTTTCGTCAATGTTTTCTAAACTATCTAACTTAAACTCAATCATTATATCACCCTGTGATTAAAGTAAGCCCTGCTTACGATTCCGTCATTGTAACTTGCAAAACTTTTATGTCAATGCTAGTCCAATCCCGCCTTTTCAAATGCTAGTGGTTCTAATTTCTTCATTTCTTCTAAAGTTATTGGTTTGAAATTATTGTTTAGCTGTAATTTGGCAAACTTTTCAGCAGTTAAACCGCCATCGTTTAGCAATTTCGTTCTTTGTGGTCCAATAACAGACTCTTGAAAGTTTTTAGGTTGGCTTTTTAGCCATGAGTAATAAGTTTGGTCAGCAGGTACTGAGACAACTTTTCCTTTAGAGTTTGGCTCGGACTTAGCAGTGTATTTTCTTGCCGAACGAGTAGCGTTATCTTCTAAAAATGCAAACCGTGCATCTGGCACTGCAACAACCGTACTTCTACAATTTATGTGTAGCGGAGGTCTTGGACCTTTCCTTGTTGGGTTTTCTTGGAAAATCTGACCATCTAAAGAACGACACTGCGAAGTTGTCCGACCATCCAAAGTGCTTACCCATTGAACCTTTTTAACTATGTCTGCATTGTTTTTCCAAACTTCGTCTCTAGCTTGAGAAGAAGCGTGTTGTAGTGCAGTTCTAGTTATCATCTTTGCGGTTTTGTTTGCTTCGCCAATAATTCCGTCTTTGAACTTATTAGCTCTTGTGCCTCGAATTGTTTGCAAGATTTGGTTAGTTGTTTGCCCTTCGTAATAACCGGACATAATCGCCCCTGCTACTTTGTCTAAAGTCTTTTTAGACATATCTTTTACAAAAGGTTCTAGCAACTGCCCATTTCCAAACCCAAGCATGGTTAATGGGTTATTCAGAACAGCTACACTAATCGCAGCAGCCGCAGGTACTACATACTCAGCAGCAGATACTTGCTCTAAAGAGCGAAGTTCAAAACCTGCCTCGTAGTCAGCCAAGTCTAAAGATTGCTTTGCTACAGTCTTTGAAAATTCTTGCGCTAATACATCCATGTCTGAGCGTACAGAAAGCAGCAACTGGTTAAGCCTGTCTCTAGAAAACTCGGTTAGGTTTTTATTAGCCAAACGAGAGCTAACAGATTGGTCAATCTTCTTTAGAAAATCGTCAACCTTGTTAGCTTCGCCTGTCTTTAGCCTTTCGAGATAGACTTGATGACGAGTCGCTATGTTTATTAGCTCCTCAGGTGCTGTAGCCATTAGCTTCCCTCAAGGTCAACCATGGTTTCTTGGATACCTATTTCTTCTTGGTAATCTTGAAAATCTTTTTCTGCACTAATTAAACCGTGCCTCTTCTGCCAAGCAAAGAGGTCACTAATCGGCAGAACGCCTTGCAAGAATGAAGCGACAACAGCGGTAAGCATTTGTGCGTCTGCTTTCGGGTCAATAAAGTCTTGGCTAATCTCGTATCTGCACTCAACATCACCACGGACACCCATGAACTGAGCCGCCATTTTTAGCGCGTCATAGTAGGCTTCGGAAACATTATTAGCGATTAAAGATAGAACTGAGTGCTGAGTCATTAGCTCACCGTCAATCTGTGTGGCAGTTTTAGCCGCACCGCCAGACTGCATGAACATAGCGCCCAAGCCAATCATTAGCTCAACTTTGTCCATCATAGCTTCACGCGCAAGCATATTAGGGCTCGCCTGAGCAAAGCCAAAGGTCTCGCCAGATGGAACACCGATTAATCTACCTGAGCCGATATACATATTGTTTGACTGCATTAGCTCAATGGTTTCTTGGTTTAGCCCAGACATCCACGGCTGAACCTGCCCGACTGTAAATACTGAGTCTTCGTAGATAGCGGAGTTATTGTAATGACCTAAATTTATCTTAGCCAAATCGTACATCGGCGGGTGGTCAACACTGGTCGTATTCATTTCTGCGCCAACGAAAACAAACGGCAGATAGTTTAGCGTGTTGCCGAATCCATCGCGTGGGATAGTCTCGCTGTAAACATAGTATTCATTATGGTCGTTTCTGCGCCACTCTCTCTGAACATATACGCCTTCTTCAAGCGCCAGTTCAATCCATATTTCTTTTAGCTCAAACTCGTAGCCGTCAGACTTTGGCTCGCTAACCGTAGAGGTTAATACGACAAGCGTAGGCATAACTTTTGAGCCGACTCGCTCTGTCTGCCAGTTGATAATCTGTCTGCAATCAAATCGTGTAATAGTAGCGAAGATATTACCGTTAAGAATATCAGCGCGTGATACTTCACCGTCTGTAGTTGGGAAATCTACCAATAAACCAGAACGACCAACACGGATAACGTCACGCATTACTTCTTGAGATTGTTGGTAGATAGATGCACCTGCGCCGTTTATATCCGTAGATACATACTCTAGCTCTTCAGGGACTTCTAGTGTTGGCGGTTTGGTAAACGCTTTGCCTACGAACCCACGACTCGTATATCCTGCGACTGCGGCGAATACGCTACGCTTGAAGAACTGCGAGTTACGCTCTACATTCTCAACGGATACATCTTTCGGGTTTAGCTGAACCAAATACCTTTTGAGGTTGTTGGAATCGCAAATATCATTTACCAATTCCCACTTGTCTACATTGTCCCGATATTTCGGGTTCTTGAAATCTATGCTCATCGTGCCATACCTATATCTGTGACCACGATTGGTCTGCCCAGCGACCATTTGCGGTTGATAAAATAACCTGCCGCATCAACCCAGTCGTCTATAGCAGGATGTTCACTGAACTTTTCGGGCTGTCCTTTTATGTAACCTTGCGACTCTAGCGCGTCAGTTAAATGTGGACAGTTATCCGTATTCACTAGCCATCGGTCATGCGATAGCAATCCGTTTACTGCGTTGATACGGTCTCTAACCATAGGATTCGCATTCGGACAGTCTACAGCGTAACCGTGCTGCCGTATTATATCAATATCTGACCCAGTTGCGTTAGTGCTACCAGACTTTCCACTAGCGTCAGGGTATACGGTTATTTTCCTACCTTGCTGCTCGTATTTAGATAAACGCGCACAGAAATCTCTAGTGTCGTGACTAATAAATTCATCAACGGTAATCGGGTCTTTTCCATCTATAACGCTAACTATCGCGCAGCATCCACCAATATTGAAATCAACTCCGACATGAAGAAATTTGTCAGCGTCAGTAATCATGCGGTCTGTGTGGTGTTTTTCCCTAGCAAAGAAATGGTAAACCTTGTTAGCAGATAAACTTACAAACTCGCCTTTAAGGAATAGGTCAGCTAAAACTGGGTCGTAGTTATCCCTAATCTGTTGGATATAACCGTCAGGCAGAAAAGGATTAGATGCTGTAGGTGAGTTAATAACCTCGTAGCCATCTTGCAATGACTTTACCCACTTTTGATATACGAACCCGCTATAGCCTTGGTCTGGTGTAGTTACGCAGCCGATTGTATTACCCGCAGGATGCTTGCACTTTTGCCGATTGCGTTCACTTATCTTTCGCCACACTAGCGCAGCTTTATCTTTGGGCAGAGTATCTAGCTCGTCAACAATGCTATGCGCTACCTCATAGGCAACGATTCTTTCTGGTCGGTCATAACTACGCAGGATAATCATACCGTAACCGTGAATCTGCACTGTGTACTCAGAGCGGTTAGTTTTAAAGCCTAGCCCTAGCTTTTCTAATTCTTCTTCAAGCCCAGACAATGCGCGTAACCTAAGCAAATCATAGGTCGGCATATAGTAAGCGCCGTTGATATTAGGGTCTTGAACCATTAGGCAGATTAGCCTAGATATTCCTGCTACTGTTTTTCCGCTACCAAGCCCACCGACTAGCGCAGGGTATTTTGATTCGGCACAAACGAATTCCTCTTGTGGGCTAGTCAGGCTTAGTTGCACGGATAATCTGTATTTTATTAATTGATTCAGCGGTTATGTTTGTTGTGTCTTGCTCTTTCCAACCCGCTTGAGTCTTAAGATAGAAAATAGCCGCAGTTGTGTTGCCATTCTGCGCTTGGTTAACAAGATTACTAGCCACGCTTGCTATAGCCCTTCCTCTGCCTTTTTTATAGGCATCAGAAACCTCAGGCTGACGCTCTTCTACAGCGCGAAATGTAGTCT